ATGGGCCGGACCGTCACCGAACATCAGGACCTCAAGGAGCTCGTCCTGGCCGCCCTGGCCAACCCCGAGGACGAGCGCTCGCCGTCCCGGATCGAGGAGGAGGCCGGCCTGCCGCCGGGAACCATCGCCGAGTGGCTGGAGAGCGATCCGGAGTTCCGGCGTCGGCTCAAGGAGACCATCAGGGCCCCCTTCGCGGCCAGCCGCGACCTGGAGCGCCTGCACGTGCTCAAGTCCCTGGCCGCCAAGGCCAAGCAGGGCTCCATCCAGCACCAGAAGTTCTATCTCCAGCTCCTGAACCAGTCTGAGCCCAGCCGGTCCGACAAGCTGGTGGTCGAGCTGATCGTCACCGACGCCCCTGAGGGCGACTGAGCCGAGCCGTCCTCCGGGGCCGCCCCAAGAGCGCCTTGTCCAGACGAATCACCATCAACTTCCAGGCCCTGCCGGCCCAGCGCCGCTTCTTCCTCTGCCGGGCCTTTCAGGCCGTCTACATCGGCGGCTTCGGGGCGGGCAAGACCCACGTCTGCGCCATGAAGGCCCTGGCCCTGGCCGCGGCCAACCCGGGCCTGCCCGGACTCCTGGCCGCTCCGACCGAGCGGATGGCCGTGGAGGTGACCGGCGGGCTCCTTCGGGAGCTGCTCGAAGCCTACCAGGTGCCGCACCGCTATCTGGCCAGCCAGGCTAGGATAGTCCTGGACTGGGGCAGCGAGGTCTGGCTCCGCTCGGCCGACAGGCCGGCCCGGCTCAAGGGGACCAACCTGGCCTGGGCCGGGCTGGACGAGGCGGCCCAGATGAAGGAGGCGGCCTGGCACGTCATCCTCTCTCGGGTGCGCCACCCGGCGGCCAGCCAGAGGCAGCTCTTCATCACCACCACGCCCGAGGGCTTCAACTGGCTCCACCGGGCCTTCATCGCCGAGCCGCCGGCCGATTGTGAGGTCTTCTTCGCTCCGACCCGGCAGAACGTCTTCCTCGGCCCGGCTTACGAGGCCCGTCTGCGGGAGATCTATCCGCCTCTCCTGGCCGAGCAGTACCTGGAGGGCCGCTTCGTGAACACTACCTCGGGCCGGATCTACCACCCCTTTGACCGGGCCGCCCACGTCCGGCCCCTGGACTTCGAGGCGGGCCGGCCGGTCGGCCTGGCCTGCGACTTCAACGTCAACCCCATGGTCTGGCTGATCATCCAGTGCCGGGACGGGCTGATCCTGGTCCTGGACGAGATCGTCCTCCACGAGGCCGACACGGCCGCCGCGGCCCAGGAGTTCCTGGCCCGCTACCCCGGCGCTGGCGAAGACCTGTTCGTTTACGGCGACGCGGCCGGCCGCCGTCGCGACACCCGCCAGGTCGGCCGGACCGACTACGCCATCATCAAGGAGGTCCTCCCCGCGGCCCGGCTCAAGGTGCCCAAGGCCAACCCCCCGGTCAAGGACCGGATCAACGCCCTGAACGCCCGCCTGAGGAACGCCCGGGGCCAGGTCGGGCTGGCCATCGACCCCAGGTGCCGGGAGCTGATCGAGGACCTGGAGCGCCTGACCTGGCTGGCCGGCTCCCAGAGCGGGGCCCTCATCGACAAAAGCGACCCCCGGCGCAGCCACGCCTCGGACGCCCTGGGCTACTTCGTCAGCCGGGAGTTTCCCATCCGGGGCAAGGTGAGGGGGTTCAGGTATTGACGGCCGGCGGGCGGCCGGGGGGAGCCGATGGCTGGAACCTTGCCGAAAATCAACAACTGGTGGGTGTCTGTCGAGCTCCCACAACATCCTGTTGCCTAATCAGTAAAAGAGCAATGGAAAAGAAAGAGAGATCAAGATGTTAGGTGGATAGTCTGCATTTTTTAGTCTTGACTTCAGTACTGTCCGTAGTACTATGAGTCCCGTAAGGTTCGTCTCTCTGATGATAGGCACTGCGGAGAAAGCGACTGAGTTACAATCCAAGGTCTTCTAAAATGCCTTGCCGGGGGCCGGGTGAACTGAGGCAGTAGTCGGCTGCAGTTCAACACGTGCATGAGTAGTATACGGAAGCGGATCATTCAATGGTATGAATCACCGCCTGTGGACGCCCCCAAGAAGACCGTGGAGGCTGTTCTTGAGCGATATTTCCAGGGGCAATTTCAATATCACAAGCACTTGGTTGTCACCGATCATCGCTTAGCCGGGCATCTTGGCTTCGGACCGAATGGTGAGTTTACCGTTCCCGTCAAGGGAGGCCAGAAAGTCAAAGGCTGGTATCTGAGGACTCTGGCAAAGGCAGTGATTGTTCTTAACCCAGAAGAGTTTCCGGACGTTGAAATAGATTGAGACCGACGCGACCAAAGTGGAGGAAGTTGTGGGAAAGGCAAACAAGGCTAAAGAATTAGCCGACAAGTATGAGATAAAAATCACCCCCATTCCGGAGAAACTGGGGGGTGGCTATGAGGCGTCGATTCCTGAGCTCGGCAGCTACGCGTTTGTCGGCGACGGCGACTCTCGAGGTGAGGCGCTTGAAAACCTTGAGGTTCTGGCAGGAGAGTTGCTGCAAGAATACTCGGAGCGAGGTGAAACGGTTCCTCAGCCGAGGATACTCGACCAGGAGTACAGTGGCAAATTTGTCGTTAGGATGCCTAAAAGCCTGCATAGAGCTCTCGCGGAAGCGGCCGAGCAGGACGGAGTCAGCCTCAATCAGTTGGTCACGTATCTGCTGTCTGGCGCCCTGACCCTTAAACATGCAAGCGATCATAACCACCGGTTGGAAAAGAAGTTGGATTTTCTGACCAGGCACCTGACGGAGCGGTGGGCATTGGTTGAGGTCTCTGGCATCCGATTGCTTACAGGTCTTCCAGACGAGACCGCTGTGGAAGAAGCGGCCTGACAACACCAGGAGACATATATTGCCCCGAATGACTGCACAGGAGCGGCGGGCCAAGACTCGCGGAGCTCTGGACAAGAAAACCAACGGCGGAATAGAACAGGGAGAATACCGGCGCCTTCTACGGGGGTTAGGGCTCGTTTCGATCTCGATCAGGAGCTTCAGAGCCGATCTATCGGGTGACCCTCCTCCATATGTTGAAACTCTAATAATAAACATCAGCGATCACGCAGAGATGATGCTCAACGAAGAAGGGCGTGTTGAGGTTCTCGTCACCTACAATCTTCTGGCTCGAAGCAAGGGCTCAAGGAAGGCTTTCCTTAGGATAAAGTGCGAATACGACTTGGTTTACGAATCAGCCGAGCGACTGCCGCAGGAATTCTTCGAGATGTACTCGAAAACCAGTCTGCCACTGAACGTCTGGCCCTATTTTCGGGAGTTCGTGCAATCGACTAGCACCCGAATGGGTCTACCTCCCATCACGATGCCCTTGTTCAAGACATTGCCAGCTTCGATCAGAAAGGATTGATCCAGGCCCTCCGTCAACAGGCGTCTCCTTGACTTGGTTTATCCCCTGGCACTGAATCTGTCAGGGGATATTCCAGCTCCAGCCTAGATCTACCCTATAGAGGTTCAGCCCATTGTCCAACGTTGAGTCCCTCTGCGACTGAATGAGCAATTGAGCCGACTTTAGCCCACTTGACCACCCCCTCTTGAACCCGTATCATTGGCCCAAGCTCGAAAAGGTGCGCCGGGCGAGAAGCCGCCGGATGGTCTTCATCCGGCGGTCTTTTTTTCGGCCTCGGGCCGGCCCGGCAGCCGCTTCGAGCCTTTCTTATGGCGGCCCCCGGCCGCCCCCCAACCTCTTGACAAAGGACCGGCCGCCCATGGACAAACTCGACCTGACCCAGCGTCACCCCCTCCACAGGGCCAACCTGGCCCGCTGGCGGTTCCTGCGCGACCACTACCAGGGCGGGCTGGCCTACCTCAGCCGCGGCTACCTCTCCCGCCACGAGCGGGAGAGCGAGCGCAACTTCCGCCGCCGGCTCCAGGACTCGCGCTACCCCAACTTCTGCAAGCCCATCGTCCATCTCTTCGTCTCCCACCTCTGGCGGCGCAAGCCCCGGCGCGGCCTGCCCGAGCCCCTGGCCGGCCTGACCGGCGACGTGGACCGCTTCGGCTCGGGCATCAACGCCTTCATGCGCCAGGTGACCACCGCCGCTGGCGTGGAGGGCCACGCCTTTGTCCTGGTCGACGCCCCGGCCGGGCTGGACCCGGCCACCCGGGCCGAGGAACTGGCCTGGAACCTGAGGCCCTACTTTGTCTGCCTCTCGCCCCAGCAGGTCCTGGACTGGGAGTTCGAGCTGAACGACCCCCTGGCCTTCGGCCGGCTCAACCGGGTCGTCCTGGCCGAGCCGGACGAGAGGGGCGGCCCGCCCCGCTACCGGGTCTGGACGCCCGACGCCTGGGCCCTCTTCCACAGCCGCCAGCCCCACGAGGCCCCGGTCAAGGTGGCCGAGGGCGAGAACCCCCTGGGTCTGGTCCCCCTGGTCTGCGTCTACAACCTCAAGGCCGGCCAGTTCCTGGGCGAGTCGACCATCGAGGACATCGCCCCCCTCAACCACGCCCTCTACCAGAAGACCTCCATCCTGGACGAGGCCGAGTACTGGGCCGGCTTCCCCCAGTTGGTCATCTTCACCGACGAGGAGGTGGCCGAGGTGGAACTCTCCCAGTCGCGGGCCCTCCAGTTCAGGCCCGGCGACGAGGCCCGCTTCATCGAGCACTCGGGCGTGGCCATCGAGTCCCTGCGGGCCACGGTGGCCGAGATCAAGCAGGATATCTTCCGCATCGCCGTCAAGCAGATCGGCGAGTACAAGGCCACGGCCGGAGTCGAGTCGGCGGCCAAGAGGCGGCTGGACCGGGCCGAGTTCGTGGCCTCCCTGGAGGAGCGGGCGGTCAACTTCGAGGAGGCCGAGAAATCGCTCTGGAGCCTGGCCGCGGCCTGGGTCGGGGCCGGGGCCGAGCCCATCGAGATCGAGTACAACCGCCGCTTCGACCTGGAGAGCCTCTCCGAGGCCCTGGGCCGGCTCTTCGTCGAGCTGGGCGACAAGGGCTACCTGGACAAGCCGGCCGTGGTCAAGGAGCTGGTCAGGCACGGCCTGGTCAGCGAAGAGGCGGCCGAACAGGAACGGATCGTTTAGTTAACTGAACTTGCCAAAGGAGGTCTGGATGGACCAGGTGGCCGAGCAGGCGGACAAGACCGCCCAGTCAAACCCCAAGCCGGTCTCGCGCGAGGTGCTGCGCCAGGTGGTCAAACAGCGCCAGGAGCTGAAGAAGGAGCTCCGGACTCTCCAGGAGAGCCTGGCCGCCCTGCCCCAGGACTGGCCGGACCGGCTCCAGAACTGGCTGGACCTGGAGGCCAGGGCCGAGGCCGCCGACCGCGGCGAGCTGGTCGAGGCCTCGGTCCTGGAGGCCGAGCGGGCCGGCTGGGCCGCCCGGGAGCGGGACTTCAGGCAGCGCCTGGGCGAGCTGACCCTGACCCAGCGGCTCACCGAGGCCGCGGCCAGGGAAGGAGCCTACGATCCGGCCGACGTGGTCGCCCTGACCCGGGAGCTGTTTCAGATCAGCTTCCACAACGGGCAGGTCCACATCGGCCTGGGCCCGGAGACAGACCAGGCGGGGCTGGCCGGAGTTGACCCGGAAGGGCCCGAGCCGACCCTGGAAGAGGTGGTGGCTCGGTTTCTGGAGCAGAAGCCCCACCTGGTCCGGGCTACAACCAGACCCGGCTCGGGCGCCAGGCCCGAGCTGAACCGGACAACCCCGACCGCCGCCCTGGATCCGGCCGAGCTGGCCAGGCTGATGCTGGCCCAGCGCCAGCGGCTCCAGGGCCGGCCGGTTTGAACCGGCGCCGGGAGGCGTGAGCCGCCTCAAGGCCCCGCCTCCCCCGGCGCCCGAGGAGGACGCAAATGGCTTACGGCACCTCGCCGGCGATGTACGTCGGCACCGACGCTTCGGGCGGCTTCCAGGTGGACGCCATCCTGACCGAGAAGGCCTTTCACAAGCCCCAGCCCCTGACCCGCTTCCGCCAGTTCCTGGAGATGAAGATCGAACTGGGCAAGCGGGCCGGGGACACGGTCTACTTCACCAAGTGGTCCGACATCTCCACCCAGGGCGACAAGGTGGCCGAGTCGGCCACCCTGCCGGTGGACCGCAGCTTCACCCTCTCCCAGGCCACGGGCACGGTCGAGGAGTTCGGCAACTCCGTCTCCTTCCACTCCCGGCTCTACGACCTGGCCAACGTAGACGTCCAGAACGAGATCGCCGTCGGCCTCCTCAACGACGAGGTCAAGGCCATGGACTCCTACATCGAGGGCAACGTCTTTGACCTGGCCGCCCTGCGCTACGTGGGCACGGCCAGCGACGGCGGCGCCTTCACCAGCAACGGCACGGCCACGGCGACCAACGCCTCGGTCTTCAACTCCTACCACCTCCGCCAGATGCGCAAGAAGCTAAGACAGCTCAACGTCGGCCCCTTTGACGGGGTCAACTACGTTCTCATCGCCTGCCCGGCCGTGGTGGACAACCTCTTCGACGACGAGGCCTGGCAGAAGGCCGACACCTACGGCAACGCCGCCGGCGGCCTCTTCAACGGCGAGGTCGGCCGGCTCTTCGGGGTGCGGGTCATCGAGGCGACCAACGCCCTGACCGACCCCTTCACCCACTCCGCCCTCTCGGGCGAGGCCTATCTCTTCGGGGCCGGCTTCGGCTTCGAGGTCCTGGTCGCCCCGCCCGAGGTGCGAACCAACGCCGAGCTGGCCCGCAACATGGGCTCGGCCTCTGACTTCGGCCGCAAGCTGGAGGCGGCCTGGTACGAGCTGGCCGCCTTCGGCACTCTCTGGAACGAGAGCGGCGACGGCAACCAGTGCCACTGCGTCAAGTGGGACTCGGCCTAAACCCCAGCCCGGCCCGGGGAGAGGCCGGGGCCTCCCCCCGGCCGGCTCAACGGCCGCCGAAGACCCTGGTCATCCGCCTGGGGGCCATCGGCGACCTGATGTTCATCACCCCGGTCCTCAAGGGGCTCAAGGCCCTGGGCGAGGAGGTGGGCCTGATCTGCAAGCCCCACGGCCGGGCCATCTTCCACGGCTCGGGCCTGGTCGATCGCCTCCACGTCTGGCGGGGCGAGGACGAGGCCTGGGCCAGGTCCCGGGGCGGCCTCTCGGGCCGGGTGGCCGCGGCCTGGCGGCGGGCCGAGGCCGTCTGGGGGGCCGGCTATGACCGGATCCTCATTCTGGACGACATCATCGAGAACCACTACCTCTGGCCGACCCGCCGCCTGGAGGTGGTGGCCGGCTGCCGGGAGGGGGCCTGGGTCCGCCAGGTCGAGGACCACTCGCCCTGGGAGCGGGGCGAGCGGCCCTTCCGCTACGACAACTACTACGAAATCTTGATTGAGTCGGCCGGCCTGACCGGCCGGGTGGCGCCCGAACCGGTCTGGCGGGTTCTGCCGGCCGAGCGACGCTGGGCGGCCAAGTTCAAGCGCCGGCGAGGGCTTATCGGCCGGCGGCTGGGGGTCATCCAGCTCAGCGGCTCCGGCCCCAACAAGGCCTGGCCCTACTGGCCCCGGTTCTGCCGCTCGCTCCTGGCCGCCTGCCCGGACCTGGCCCTGGTGACCCTGGGCGTCCAGGCCGACCAGCTCCTGGAGTGGGGCTGGGCCGAGAGAGAGCCGCGAATCATCCCCCTGGCCTCGCGCCAGACCGTGGCCGGACAGGGCTTCGAGGTCGCCTGGAACCGGCTCCGCCGCGAGGTGGCCCTCATCGAGGCGGCCGACCTGTTCGTCGGGCCGGACTCCTCGGTCCTCCACTGCGCCGGGGCCCTGGCCACGCCCAAGGTGGCCCTGATGACCATCTGCCACGCCCGCAACGTCCTGACCCACTACCGCAACTGCCTGGGCCTCCAGTCCGAGGCGCCCTGCAGCCCCTGCGGCAAGCTGACCCTGGACTGCTACCGGGGGGCCCGGACCGGGGCCATCCTGTGCATGGAGCGCCTGGACCCGGGGCGGGTCCTGGCCGCCAGCCTGGCCGCCCTGAGCCGGAGCCCCCGAGGACAGGCCTGAGACCTATCAGCGGCAGGAGGAGACATGCCCGCCAGGAAGAAGAAAACCGCCCGGGCGGCCCAGCCGGCCCCGACTCCGTCCCCGCCGACCCCGGCCCCTGTCCGCCGGCTCGATCCGGACCGGCCCTTCAGCGAGGGGGTCAGGGGCCAGGAGAGCTTCTACATCCAGGACGGGCTCGTCTTTGACAAGACCACCCGCCGCCAGAAGGGGATCCTCGATGGCTGAGACCTTAGGCTCCCTTATGGACAAGCTGACCGTGGCCAACATCAGGCTCTGGCACCTGGAGGACCGGCGGCGCGATCGCGCCCTGCCCGACGCCGAGCGGCTGGCCGCGGCCGACGCGGTCAGCCTGGTCAACGGCCAGCGCAACGACCTGATCGACGAAGTGGACGCCTTCCTGGAGGAGGCCCTGGCCGGCCGGGTCCGTCTGAGCCGGCCCAAAGTCAAGCTGTACTAGGCGTAACTGTCTGAGAGTTTGTTCGAACGCCTTCAAGAGTTAGGTGCTGAGGATTGGTTCGGAATCAACGCCTCGGCCGCGGCCCTGGCTTCACTTCCCCCTCTCTACCCCTTTGGGGGCGGTTCTCTTTATCTCCCTCTCCCCCCGGTCTACCGGGGGGAGAGGGCTAGGGGTGAGGGGGGCTATTGATTTTAACTTACTGATATTATTGCAATAAGACCCCTAACCCTCCCCTCTCCCCGCCAGCGGGGCGAGGGTAAAGAAGGCGCATCCGGCTGGCCAGGCGGTTAAGGTGCCCCAAGCCTTCAAGCTTGGTAGAAAAGAGTCTTCTCGACCAAAGGGACGAGGGAGAAACGGGCTGGGCCGCCTCAGCCGGGGCTTGTCTCGGCCTGCGGCCTGGCGCCAGGGACGCGGCCCTGGCGCCACAAGATATGCTGATTCACGGCATGTTAACATTACTGACTACAGCCCAGCCCCTGAGGGGGCAAGGGCGGCCCAAGCCTTCGGTCTTGGAGGAAAAGAGCCTTCCTCTAACCGGTAGGGCGATACACGATTTCATTAGCTCTCGCATTAGCGGCCACCGCTGTCTGCTGACCCGGCGGGGCCCCCCTATTTCACCCTCTCCACCCTGCGGGGGGAGAGGGAGGGGTGAGGGGGGACTCTTCAGAAATACCAGACTGAAGATACAGCCAAATTACCCCACGACCTTCCCACTCCCAGCCAGCGGGGCGGGGAGAAAGAGACCGCCTTTCTCCACAGGTTGAGGTGGAGTCAGGAGGTGGCCCGGCCATCCTGGCCGTGGTCCATCTCCGGCCGGAACGCTGCCTCACCATCGCCAGATCGCTCAAGCCTGAACCGAGCGTTTAGCAATTTCAATCAATCCCAGCCATTCAGGCGGTCCCCCTTCCGGGGCGGCCGCCTGCCCGGGAGAAAGAAATGGCCCTCAGTCTTGACACCACCGTGGCCGGGTCCGCGGCCAACAGCTACGCCTCCCTGGCGGAGGCCGCGGCCTACTTCGAGGCCGTGCCCAGCTTCGCCGCCACCTGGGCCGAGCTGACCGAGGAGCAGCAGGCGGCCTGGCTGATCGAGGCGGCCCGGGCCGTGGACCGCCACGACTTCCTGGGCCAGAGATACGAGCAGGACCAGGCCCTGGCCTTTCCCCGCCGGCTGCCCGACGGCTCCGTGGCCGCCACCGATATCGAGGGGGTCCTGATCGTGCCCGCAACGGTCAAGGCGGCCCAGCTGGAGGCGGTCCGCTGGCTCAAGCGGGAGATGGCCGACGACGACTCGGCCGACGACCGGGCCGCGGAGGAGGTCAGCCTGGCCGGGGCCGTGGCCCTGGACTTCGGCCAGAACCGCCCCTCCAACCTGGCCGGGGGCACCGGCCCGGCCATCCGGGCCCTGCTCCGGGACTACCTGACCGGCTCGAGCCGGCGGCTGAGGAGGGCTTAGATGGGCCTTACTGAGACCATGGACCGGGCCCTGATCAAGGCCCTGCCCTTCACCAGGCTCAAGGCGGTCACCTTCCGCCGGACCAGTGGCGGCCAGTACGACCCGGCCAGCGGCCAGGTCACCGGCGCGACCACGACCGACTACCAGGTCAAGGGCGTCCTGGGCGGCTACAGCCTGGCCGAGCTGGCCGCCTCGGGAGGGCAGCTGGAGCGGGGGGACCGCTTCCTGCTCCTGAGCGCGGCCGGCCTGCCCGGCCAGCCAGACCTGCAGACCGACTCGGTGGTCGTCGACGGTCAGACCTGGCGCCTCATCGCCCTGGAGCCCATCGGGGTGGTCGAGGCCAGGCTCTACAAGCTCCAGCTGAGGAGGATCTGAACGTGGCCTCGAACGACCTGGAAAGCCAATTAGCCCGGCTGGAGCGGGAGCTCCAGGGCCGCCTGGACCGGGTGCGCGACGGCGCGGCCGGGGCGGTCGGCCGGACCGGCCTGGAGATGTGGCGCGAGGTCGTCCGCAACTCGCCAGTGGACACGGGCCGCTTCCGGGCCGGCTGGAACCTGGGTCCCCAGCCCAGCCGGGCCAAGCCCCCGGCCGGCCGGAAGAGCTACCCCCCGCCGGCCCAGCCCCGCCTGAGCGGCCGGGACCTGGAGCTGTGGCTGGTCAACAACGTGGACTACGGCCCGGACCTGGAGGCCTCCAGGGGCCTGCTCCGGTCGGCCGTGGAGCGCCAGCGCCGGGCCTTCAAGGCCCGGCTCAGCCAGGCCCTCAGCCGGGCCAACGGAGGCAAGTAGTGAGCCTGTCCGCTTCGAGCAAATCGACCAACGCAGCCAAAAGCGTCTACGACTACCTGGGCGACAAACTAGAGGCCCAGAGCCTGGTCGTGGACTACGAGGGCCTCGACCAGGACCTCTCCGAGGAGGACGAGTTCGTCCAGCTGAGGCTCCTGGACGCCGGCCGCAAGTACGCCGGCCAGGCCGAGGCCTCCGGCCAGCGGGGCAACTGGGTCCAGTGCCAGCTCAACGTGATCGTCTTCGTCAAGCAGGCCACCCAGACCAACGCCTACCGGCCCCGGGAGATCCGCGACATCGTGGTCGAGGAGTTTCCCATCGGCCTCACCTTTGACCTGACGGACTTCGACGCCGAGCCGCCCGAGGCGGCCGGCCTGATCAAGGTCTTCAGCCTGGTCAACGACCGCCGCCTGGCCGACGCCGAGGGCTACTACCAGCACAACCTGGTCTTCCTCCTGGCCTGGCTGGAGACCTACTGATGAGCGCCCCCGGTCCGGGCGGCCGGGCGGGCGGACTGGGCCGCTGGGGCATCGAGCAAGTCCGGCTCCGGCCCGGCCTGAGCCTGCCCCGGGCCGAGGGCGACCTGCTCATCCTCGGCGACGGCCGGAGCACCCCGGCCGACCTGAAGGCCTATGCCCACCGGGGCCCGGTCATGGCCGTGAACATGAGCGGCTTGCTCTGGCCCGGCCGGCTGGACCACTGGGTCACCTGCCACCCCGACGTCTTCTTCGCCGCCCGGGACTTCCGGCCGGCCAGGTGGCAGGACCGGGCCACCCTCTGTCACGCCGGCCGGCCCTCGGACCGGGCCGACGTCTGCTGGCAATTCGCCAGGGGGCGCGACCCGGCCTGGTCCGGCGGGCTGGCCCTCCTGATCGCTCTGGCCCTGGGCTTCGGCCAGGGCCGGAGCCTGATCGTCCTGGCCGGCTGCTCCCTGGACGACTCGGGCCACTACTACGCGCCCCAGGAGTCCTTTCACGGCTTGGCCCGCTTCCGCTCCTTCCTGGAGCAAGCCCACCGGGCAGGCCTCCTGGACAACGTCCGGGCCGTGAGCGGCTGGGCGGCCGAGCTTCTGGGCCAACCACCCGGCCTGGCCGGGTGAGCCATTAGAAAACCCTGAGACAAGGAGAGAGAAATGTACAAGTTCACCAACCGTGACGGCGAGATCCGCCTCTACGACGGGACGACCACGCCCTACTACCTCAAGATCGTCTTCTCCGGGGGCGACATCTCTTTCGCGGCCGGCATCCCCCAGCCCGAGGAGACGCTGGCCCTGGACCGGCAGAAGGTCGACGCCAGCGCCTGCTACGTCCGCGGCTCGGACGCGGCCATCATGGAGCCGGTCGACGTCTCCTTCTCGGCCCAGGTGACCGACGCCGACGCCTTCGGCTACCTGATGGACTGGCTGGAGGGGAGCACGGTCAACTCCCACGCCATGGTCACGACCAAGGGCTCGACCCAGCGGGTCACCGGCGTGGCCAACCCGGCCTTCGCCGACTCGGCCAAGAAGTGCGTCAACGTCGAGTTCAAGCTGGACGGCCCCTCCACCGACCTGGTCTGGAAGCTGGCCGAGGTCCACGTCCCCCTGGACCAGGCCACCGTGGGCGAGGCCGAGGACGGGGTCACCGTCCAGCTCAGGGGCCGCTGCTACGGGACCATTGCCCGGTCCGATGACTTCACCTCCGGCACGGACGTGACCGCCTAGAGGAGGCCAAATGCCCAGACAGGAAGCCAGGCCCGCGCCCAGGCGGGCGGCCGCCAAGGGGCCTCAGCCCGAGGTCCGCGTCCTGAACAGCCTGCAGCAGGGTCGGGACGACTTCCACTGCACCGGCTTTGCCGGGCCGATCAAGATCACCACCGACGGCCAGACGAGCTGGGCCAAGCTGCCCGTCAGCACCCGGGGCCTGAGGGAGCTGTTCGACGACTTCAACGCCCGGGCGCCCCGGGTGCCCATCAAGCCGCACATCGTCGGCCGGGAGGAGGCCAGCCAGAAAGGCCTGCCCCGGGGCCACGTGGTCTACATCGAGGACCACAACGACCCGGAGTACAAGGAGGCCCTGGCCCGCCACCAGCAGGAGCTGAACGCGGCCATGGTCGGCCTGGCCTTCCAGGGCGAGCTCAAGGACCGCCAGGGCGAGCCGGTGAGCGAGGCCCTGGCCCGGGGCCGCATCCTCTCGGCCATGCTCTCGCTCCAGCACTTCACCAAGCTGGTCGAGGACGTCATGGCCCTGGACGCGGCCAGCCAGGAGGAGCTGGAAAATTTGTCCAGCGAGACCTCGGCCTGACGGCCGAGGTCTGGGCCGATCTGAAGCGGTGGGCCGAGCAGGACGGCACGGCCGGCCTGCCGCCGGTGAGCGAGACCGAGGCCCTGGTCGGCCTCTGCCTGGAGGTGGGCCTGGCCCCCCACCAGGTCAGGGCCCTGCCGCGCCGGGACCGCCTGGAGCTGATCTACGGCCAGATCAAGCGCCAGTGGCGGGAGCGCAAGGGCTTCGAGCTGAGCCAGAACAAGAGAGAGGAGGACCGGGCCAGCCAGGGCACGCCCCAGGACCCGGCCTCGATGAGGGCCCTGGGCCGGCGGGCCTTCGGGAAAAAGAGGTGAGGCCGGCCGGGCGCGAGAGCTCCGGCCGGCCTTGGCACGAAATATCGTCTGTGATTCAGTGAGACCCCGAGGCCGCGGGCCGGGTGGGTCTAGGCGCCCGGCCGGGCCGGACAAGGGACTACCCAGGGAGGGGCCAGGAGATGATCGCGGACGGACGAGACGGGTTGATGAGCTGGCCCGAGGGCTATCTGCCCTGGGAGGTGTGCCTCCAGGCGGCCCCGGGCGGGCCAAGGGCGGCCCGGCCGGCCGGGACAGGGGCCGGATTGGCGGGCCTGGACGTGGCCGGGGCAGGGCCGAGAAAGAGGAGGTTGCCTGGAGACCATGAGTTATTCAGGGAACCGGGGAGAAAGCCCAGCGCCGGGGGCTAGCCGTGTTTTGTCCGGATGGCTGAAACAAATATAGAGATGAAAAGCTAATAAAGATACATTCAAAAGAAATGATTTTCTGAACCACAACTCTTGTGACAATATGCCATCTGTGGCCTAATGCAAAGGAGGTTGGGAGCCGGCGCTGCTGAGGAGGGGTTGTGCGCAAATTGTCACTCAAGCAAAGGTGGATGGCGCTTATTTCCACGGCATTGATTGCAGCAATATCTTATGGGCTGAATCGTTACGATTCATACACTGACTGGCAGCGGTGGCGTGTCGACCGGCGGCCGCCGGAGCAGGTGCTGTTCGAGAACCAGCGGGCGCTCTTCTTCAAAGAATACAAGGTGGCTAAAACAGACGCGGAAAAGTCCGCTGTCTACTACCGCGCCGTCCAGTGGACCCGGGAATACGCCGAGACAGCGGGCTGGCGAATCAACAACTGGCGTGGACGGGTGTTCAAGGCGCGGATTGTGCAGGTCGGGCGTGCGGAGCTGTCGATCTATTCCAAGTACAGCCGCTTTGGCATTTGGTACAAGGCAGATGAGCCTCTCGGCCAGCAAGTCTATAATTCTATAGCCGGCCTGGGTAAATGGGACAATGTCATTTTCTCAGGGCGGTTTAAGCCGCCTAACAGAGTGGCCGGATTGGGGTTTACGGGCGTGGCCGAGGCCAGGGCCAGTGAAAAAAGCATCTTGGAATTGCCGGCATTTTTGACTGAATTCGAGCAGATTGCCAAGGTCCAGGATTGAAGCTGACCTACTTCCTACAGACATCGTTTGTGGCTTAATAGAGAGGGATTTGAAATCGGCTGGTTAGCAAACCCAAACGACCGTCCACTTGCGGCAGGGGCTTAAGGGGGCCAGGTGGCTCTATGCTTGGGGAAATGGATCGGATGGGCTACGACCGCATTTGCTGTTGCGACTGGTGCCTACATCCTGTACCTCAATCGGGGGGAATGGATCGATTTCAGGCCGGAGCGTGACCAGCAGCCCATTGAACAAGCGGCCTTTGAGCTGGAGCGAAACTTCGTCCTCAAGAGATTCGAACGGACCAAGAGCGGCCAGGAGCGAGAGGAGGTATACCGCCAGTTTGAAAGCTGGACCAGAGGCTAAGCTGAGATGCTCGGCGGCAGGGTCAACAACTGGCGGGGAAAGCTGGGCGGGTTCAGCATGGGCGATGACGGCCGGACCGTCCTGGTGAGCATCATTTCCGATCTCAACGGAGCGCCGGTTCTTTACAGGGGCGAGGTAGAACACGACGCCCCAATCCACCGGGGACTGGCAGGGACCTACAATGGCGACAGGGTCGTGTTCTCCGGACGGTTCAAATCGCGTTCGGGCGGACCGGCCGTGGTCTTGGGCTCCGGAGATAAGATTTATTCAATGCAATCTGAAGGGGTCCTGAAGAAGCTTGAGTTTGTGATTGAATTAGACAAGATTAACAAAGTCCCTTATTATACTATAACAGATTGGCTTGGTTCGATTTTCTGAAAACTAGAAGCGGCTGCCAAGGTTGGCTTGAGCCTCCAGAAAACGACTGCAGCGGAGGTGGAGCTGGGGCAAGCGCTCTAAGGAACATCCCCGGGTTAGCCTGCCTTAAGCAAAGAAAAGTCTTTTAATTCAATATAACCTAGGCTTGCCGCGAGATGTCGTTTGTGGCTTAATAAAAGGGGGTAAGGAAGGGCTGACCAGAGAGACAAGGGAGAGCCTAAGGCCGGCGGGCGCTGCTGAGGAGGGGTTGTGTTTGACTGGATGAAGGAGCAGAAATGGTGGGGGGTCATTGTAGGGCTGGCAGGCTTATTTGCGTTACAAGCCTACGATGAATTCAGGGACAGCCTCCGCTGGGGACACGATCCCCGGCCGCCCGCGCAGGTGCAATTCGAGAGCACACTGGTGTACTTCCTCGATCAATATAACGGAGCATGGCGGGGAGCCACGAAGGCCGAAGTGTGCCGCAGGGCCTGGCAGTGGACCAGGGTGTACACCTGGACCGCCGGGATGAAGATAAAGGACTGGCGGGGCAGGGTCGATCCTGCCGGGATCGTGGAGCATTCCGGCAAGATCGAGTTGGTGATCGTTTCCAAGTTCAGCGGCATGAGAATTTGGTATTATGGTCATTTACCTCGGGATATTGCAAAAAGTTCGGCTGTGGCCGACCTCCGCACCTGGGACAAGGTTGTTTTCTCAGGACGCTTCAATTGGGGTTTATGGGCCCAGGGCCTGGCTTTCCAAGCGCCTCTTGGGACTAAGCTGAGCGAGAGTAATATATTGGAAGAAAGTGCTCTTCTGATCGAATTAGATACTGTTAACAAAATAGAAAACTAGTGTTTAAAAATTAAGAACGTCTTTAAGAAAGAAAGATGTGAGTTGTGCTAGCTCCTTTTAAAACCGTATAAACGGCCGGTAAGCAAGTCTGAGAAGAGAGACCCATACGGGTCTCTTTTTTATTGCCCATTATAGACTCCGCCGGCCCCTTGGGACCGACACTGGAGCTAAAAAGGAAAGTACACCAAATGACCGAGAATCTTACCGTCAAGATCTGGGCCGATCTTGGGCCCCTGGAGCGGGCCACGGCCCGCATGCCTGCCACCGTCCGGCCGGGGTTCGAGGCCATAGCAGCCATGGAAGCCAAGTCTGGCTTAAGTCTCCAAAAAGTAAACGCTGCGGCGGTGGTGCTGGGGCAAACGCTGGAAGGGATAGGCAAGGTAGGGGAAGATGCGACGATATCCATACAGAAAAGGCTTAATCTAGTTGCGGCCGAGGCCCAGGCAACTGCAAACGGCATCGAGGCAGTGGCTGAATCCCTCACTAAAGTCAACGGTTCGTCCGATACATCCCGAACAATAGTGTGGCCAGAAGACGACGTGCAGGAAGCTTCAAGGACGAGTCCCAGGTCGATTCCTGCAGAAGCCGGTTTTGGAGCCCGCGAAAGATTTCCTGCCAGCCTAAGCACCGACGAATGGAAAGAACTACTTGATAGAGAAATAGCAGAAATTATAAGTGGTTTCACTGGAGGACGGCTTAAGGAACCGTTAAATAGTATAATCCCAGTTTTAACAGGTATTTTATTAAACCGCCTCGGTCTTAAAATAGCTCCCTATTCTGTTCCTTATGTAATGTCATATTCCCAGGAATTAACGAGAGGGGATGAGAATCAAAAACGGCTAAAATACTTGAGGGAGAAAAGGCAGAAATTTATAGAGCAAAACACTGCAACCTGGTTTGAGATGCCATATGAAGAGTTTCTTACATTCTCTGACGAGGACCGCGAAAGAATGAAGCGGGTCTACCTGGACACCGAGATCCGCGGCAAAATCCAAAACGAGAGCCTGTCATCGTTCAAGGCGAACCTTGTAGCACATATGTGGCGTGAAAGGCGCCAGCCTGCTTTTGACCTGATGGAACTGGAGAACCAAGCCCAATTGGAGGTCAACCGCAGGGCGGAACTAGGGTCAATGTTGGATGTCATGTCCGGCGACAACATTGGCCTGCCCGGCAGCTCGCCGCAACAGCTCTTGGAGCCCATGTCCTTCCAAGGCTTCGGCTCCGGCGGCCTCGTTCAGCAGGCTTTCTTGAGATTGCCCCAGGACAGCGCCCAGGTCGTTGATGCAATAGACGGCGCTTCTCAATCGGTGATTCGTTTAGGAGACACGACTGAGGCTATTTTTTCGCTCTGCGGAGACAGCTTGCTCGGATACTCGACCGATGTCTTACTTCAAACCCAGGACCAGGAACAAGCCTACTCCTTACTCAATACCGGCATCACCGAGAGCACCCGGATCACCACTGCGGCCAACAGCCAGACCTGGCGCGCCTGGAGCGATTACCTCCTGGGCCAGACTCAGGAAATAACCGCCGGTTACCAGGCCGGCCAGGACGAACAGCAGGAGGCGACCCGACAGACCACCGAGGCGGTCAAGGAGATCCAGGCCGACTCCTTCTCCGACTTCCTCCGCCAGGACCGGGAGGCCACCACCGCCTACCTTGCCAGCCAGGAGGAGCACGAAGAGGCCGCCCGCCGGGCGGCCGAGGCGACCACCGGCCTTTACGCCGACTCGGCCGAGACCTGCCTGGCCCTGGACGAGGCCAAGACGGGCCAGCTCATCGCCAACCAGGAGCACTACGTTGACGAGTGCGGCGAGTATTTCAGGGTCTTCGAGCAAGCCTGGGGCAACACCCTGAGCACCATCGCCCAGCGCTTGGCCGACTGGATGACCGGGGCCAAGGACGCCTGGAAGAACTTCGGCCAGGCCGTGGGCGACATCTTTGCCCTGGCCTTCTCCCAGGTGGTCGTCAACTACTTCGGCGAGTTCTTTGCCACCACCTTCAACACCCTGTTCAAGGACGCCTTCAAGGGCATCTTCAAGGGTCTGGGCGCCGAGAGCCTGGGCCGGACCGTGGGCGGCTGGATCAGGAGCGCCCTGGGCGGGATCTTCAAGGACACGGCCGTGGGCCGGCTTTTCAGCAGCGCGGGGAGCTGGCTGACCGGCCTGTTCGGCGGCGGCGCGGCCGTGCCCGGCGAGATCGCCCTGACCGCCGGCGGTCCCATGGGCGGGTTGGGCATGGCGGCTATATAGCCGCAAGCAAGAAAAGTCTTTTGAATTCAACATAACTTAGGCTTGCCGCGAGATGTCGTTTGTGGCTTAATGGAAAGGAGGTTGGAGTAGCCGGCGGTCAAGGAGGTGGGGATAACTGGGGAGGGTAGCGGCTGAAGGGAATAAATTATGAAAAAAATGCTATTGTCGGGTTTAGTTGGTGGACTGATTGGAATGGCGGCGGTCTTTACAACAAGAAGCTTCTTCGATTACTGGGAGCCCAGACACTACCAGATCGACCGGCGCCCGGCGGACCAGGTAGCCTTCGAGAACCAACGTTGTCGCTTTTTAAAAGACTATGAGGCGGCCAAGAGCAAAGCGGAGAAAACAAAGATTTTCTATGAGGCGGGTGAATGGACCGGGGAATACGCCAAGGCCGCTAAATGGAAGATCAACAACTGGCGCGGCAAGGCGTTATTACCGATGCTCCAAACGGCTAATGGCAATATGTATTTAGTTATTTATTCAGAATATTTGTGCGCTGGTATTCATTATAGCACCGAACTTCCTCCGGGGGACCCAATCCACAAAGCCTTATCTGGATTGGGTGAATGGGATGATGTTGTTTTCACAGGGCGATTCAAGCCGTCCATATACGTGCCAGTAACAGGCTTTGCCCGAGTGGCAGAGGCCTACCGGAGCGATAGAGACAGGTTAGCGAGGCCAGAGTTTTTGATTGAACTGGAGCGTATTGCCAGGGCGAGTGACTAGGCTGACACAAAGGTAATATGGGAGGAAGGCCTCTGTAGATAAAGGTTGGGTTCCTCCATTAAGCAGCTCCAATTCCCTTGAACTGAAGCATAATAACTCCTTGTAAGAGAGACCAGACGTCTCTCTCTTTTCGTCGTTGAACAGTTCCCTCCTCCTATCAGCCGTGCTACCGCCAGCAGGGAAAAAGGAAGGACAACAAATGACCGAAAGCTTGATGGTTAAATTCGTGGCCGACACCAGGCCCTACGAGCAGGCGATGGGGCGGATGAATGCGATTTCTCGTCGAGGCTTCGAGGCCGTAGCCTTAATGGAAGCCCGAGTGGGCACGGGATTTCAAAAGGCGACCGCAGCGGCTATAGAGCTGGGGCTGAAACTGGAAGGAATTAGCGAAGCTTCGGCGGGGGCCGCAGCGTCCGCGCGGAACACTCTGGACTTGATTACCACAGCAGCGCAATCGGCTACCGACGCAACGAAGTCCATGAATGACTCTATCGCTCGTAGTGGAGACACAAGTGAACGCGTAAGCCTCGCTACAGGGTCAGATAACGTCCCCAAACCTGGTATTTGGGCCGGTGTGAAGAAATATATCTCGGACTCAGCGGCTTTATTAATTCATGGACTTAGCCGCTTTTCCCTTGGACACGCAGAGCCTCCTATGGGCGCGGTCGGCGCGGGTGCGGTGAGTTTTGGTGCCGGCTTAGCGGCATCCGCCCTGGGGGCTAGTAATCCAGTATCTGCTGCGATCAGCGCCTTGGCGGGAATAGGCACAGCAATCGCGCAATGGAAAGACTCAGACAAGGACTTTCAGGAGCGCATAGCGGAAATAAAGCAGGAAATGAACCGGCCGTCAGATGAAGCCACCGCTAAATGGTTCGGAATGAGTTATGAAGATTTCCGCCTTCTTTCCCCGGAGGCTCGCCAGATTGGATTAAGCAATTATGCGCAGGCCATGCGCCGCCCGGAGCAGATGCCGGAAAATCTGCAGCAATACAAAGCCAACCTCGTGGAGCTGATGCGGCGGCGGACACCGGGAAGTGCTCGCAGGGCGGAACTAGAGACAATGCTTAATGTCATGTCCGGCGACAACATCGGCCAGCCCGGCAGCTCGCCGCAACAGCTCCTGGAACCCATGTCCTTCCAAGGCTTCGGCTCCGGCGGCATCGTTCAGCAAGCCTTCTTGAGATTGCCCCAGGACAGCGCCCAGGTCGTTGATGCAATAGACGGCGCTTCTCAATCGGTGATTCGTTTAGGAGACACGACTGAGGCTATGTTTTCGCTCTGCGGAGACAGCTTGCTCGGATACTCGACCGATTTTGTCCTTCGAACCCAGGACCAGGAACAGGCTTACTCCTTACTCAATACCGGCATCACCGAGAGCAGCCGGATCGCCACCACGACAATGGGCCTGGACTGGCAAGACTTTGCCGGGGATTTAGGGGTTCAGTTCCAAACCATCAACGCCGATTACCAGGCCGGCCAGGACGAACAGCAGGAGGCGACCCGACAGACCGCCGAGGCGGTCAGGGAGATCCAGGCCGACTCCTTCTCCGACTTCCTCCGCCAGGACCGGGAGACCACCGACGAGTACCTGGACAACCTCCGCAGGCAGGAACAGGCCGCTGACCGGACGACCGAGGCGACCACCGGCCTTTACGCCGACTCGGCGGAGACCTGCCTGGCCCTTGACGAGGCCAAGACGGGCCAGCTCATCGCCAACCAGGAGCGCTACGTTGACGAGTGCGGCGAGTCCTTCCAGCTCTACGAGCAGGCCTGGAGCAACACCCTCTCCCGGATGGCCGACCTGTTCGCCGACTTCCTCTCGGGCAACAAGATCGACCTTGCCAACTTCCTGGACACGGTCAGGCGGATGTTCATCCAGGCCTTCTCCCAGGACCTGGTCAACCGGGTCTTCGGGGCGGTCTTCGGCCGGGACGCCCAGGGCCGGGTCCGGGGACCGATCGACCTGGTGCTCTCCTTGTTCCAGGGGGGGAGCGGCGGCACGGAGAGCATCTTCTCCCGCCTGGGGAGTTGGCTGAGCCGGGGCTGGAGCTGGCTGTCCGGCCTGTTCGGCGGCACGGCCGTACCCGGCGAGATCGCCCTGACTGCCGGCGGTCCCGTGGGAGGGTTGGGCGCGGCGGCTATATAGATGTAAGCAAAGAAAAGATCGTTTGAATTCAATATAACTTAGGCTTGCCGCGAGATGTCGTTTGTGGCTTAATAAAAGGGGGTAAGGAAGGGCTGACCAGAGAGACAAGGGGAGAGCCGGAGGCCGGCGGGCGCTGCTGAGGAGGGGTTGTGTTTGATCAGGCGAAGAGGGGGAAATGGTGGTGGCCTCTTTTGTTTATAGCCATGTTAGCATTCTATGAGGTCCCTGAACGCATACGTTGGTGGCATGATGATCGGCCGACCGGGCAAGTCCTGTTCGAGAAGCAGCTAGGGGGGTTCTTGCGGGAATACGATGGGGCCTGGCGAGAAGAGACAAGGGACAAGGTTTGGTACCGGACCTGGGAGTGGTCCAAGAGCTACGTCAGATCGACCGGGACAGAAATCGATAATTGGCGGGGCAGGGTTGACCCTGCCGGAATCGTCGAGCACCACGGCAGGGTTGAAATTGTGATTGTTTCCGCGTACAGCGGCGTAAAGATAGCGTATTATGGTGAGTTAACACCAGCCCTCGCCTCCAAGGCGGACGTGGCAGGTCTCCGAACCTGGGACAAGGTTGTTTTCTCCGGACGCTTGAAGATGGGCATAGGAGATCTTGGACTGGCCTATAAGGCTCCGTTTGGGGTCGAGCCTATAGGGAGTAATCTATTAAAAGGATCTGCTCTTTTAATCAGTATTGATACACTTGAAAAAATGCGGAATTGAGGTGTCATAATAAACAGATTGTAACGTTTTACGCCTGCTTAAAACGAGTGGCAAACAAGTCTGAGAAGAGAGACCCACACGGGTCTCTTTTTGATTGCCCAGTATAGACCCCGGCGGCCCCTTGGGGCCGACACTGGAGACAAAAAGGAAAGTACACCAAATGACCGAGAATCTTACAGTAAAGGTTGCAGCCAATCTTGGGCCCCTGGAGCTGGCCACGGCCCGCATGCCTGCCACCGTCCGGCCGGGGTTCGAGGCCATAGCAGCCATGGAAGCCAAGTCTGGCTTAAGTCTCCAGAAAGTAAACGCTGCGGCGGTGGTGCTGGGGCAAGCGCTGGAAGGGGACGCTCAGCCGGAAACTGCATAAGAGTTTTAGGTTGCCACGATATCTCGCATTTGATTTAATAGAAAGGCGCGGGCTGGAGGTTACAATTCGCCTGGCAAACCTGAACTCTCAAAGTAATACTCTAGGAGGGAACAGTGTTGAGCCAACCTTCGAGCGTTCCATTCTGGTGGGGCTACCTGATGCTGGCTGGTTTGCCTGCGGCTATTGTCGCGACAACTTGGCTTGGGCTGGCGAAGAACACCTACCCCCGGGGTAGCCAGGAACGGATAGCATTGCGCCTCAGCCGGATCGGCTTGGCCCTCTTATTTTGGACTTTGATCATGCCCCCCGGAACATGTATTCCACTTAACGTGGCCGCTTTCATCCTTGGGCGATTAGGGTACTCGAGAGGTAGGAAGAGGTACGGCCTCATAGTCATGCTCAGTTCCGTGGCCATTTTCGTTTTCAGTTACCTGACGTTTGGCATCATGAGCTATTTTTAAGGCCCCTGAATGCTCACCGTAAACAGGGTGCGCAGGTCAAATATCAGCGAGCTGTTGCACACACTTGAAGTGTGTAACAATCTATTACCCCAATAATCAGGGTACAAACACCGAAAAACGTGGTGGCGCTTGTTGAGCTGTGCGGGCTGCTCAAACCGCCCCGGCCGCTCTATTTGCCTCTTTGTGGTTGAGTTTCTCCTTCAGCCAAGTGAGAGGGTGACAATGGATCTGTCAGATTTGAGAATCAAGGTAATGGCCGACATTGGGCCATATGAGAAAGCTTTGAAGCAAGTGACCTCTATTACCAAGAGAGAGATTGAGGCTTCAACCACCATCATCGCTCAACTAAATACAAGCTTTCAGTTAGCGGCCACCACTGCAACTAACGAGTTAGGCCGGGCGCTCGAGGAAGCGGGCAGAAAAGCGAAGTCTATCCAAGAGATGCTGCCCCAGCCTGGTGCAACTTCACAGGCATATAATGAATCTTCAGGCAATTCTGAGAGTTCGTCATCAACAGGGCGACCCCGGTACCGCCGCAACATGCTTTCCGACTTCGACCCGTACTACAGAGAGGGTGTTCGGAGGGGACAGGAGATTATTCCCGAAAAGTTGCTTGATAGTATGCGGCTTACTGCTGAGGCTTTCGACAATCCTCGAACATATATATTGCACTTCTTGGAATGGTATATAGGCGAACTCGTAATATCTTTCGAACGGAGCGTTGATCTGGCGAAATCAGCACTGGGCTGGATGAAAGAGAAGAGAGATGCCCAAATCCAAATACTCCAACAAAAGGCGGCTGAATGGTTGAACGTCCCTATCAAGGATATTGAATTTCTTCCTGAACCGACACAAAAAGAGCTGCGGGACTTCGTGAGCCGCCTAGATTTCGAGAGAGATTATGCGGATGCTCAGCTCGGCGGGAACGGCGGCGAATACTTGGAAAAAGAACGAAATGCTTACCGTGAGGCCATTCAGAGACTAAAGGAGCAGAGGGATAGGACAAATCAACCGGTAGCCCCGCCCGAAGGCTGGACGCCATCGCCCGCCGAGCCCATGTCCTTCCAAGGCGGCCAGGGAGGTTCCATCCAGCCGGCCGCCTATAACTTTGTCCAGGACAGCGACCAAGCCACTAAGGCAATGGACAACGTTTTTCAAGCGGTGCTCCGTTTCAGAGACGGGACCACTGATTCGCTTTTTGTCTGCCAAGGGAGCTGGCGCAAGTACACGAACAATGTCGTCCTTGGGACGCAGGACCAGGGACGGGCCTACTCCAACCTTAATTCCGGGCTGGTCGAGAGCAGCCGGATCACCACCACGGCTATAGGCAAGGACTTGGAGCTCTGGACCGGGGACTTCGAGAACCAGGGTCTGGAGAGGATCGCCAGCATCAACGACGAGCAGAGGGAGCGGCGGGAGGCGGTCCAACAGACCACCGAGGCGGTCAAGGAGATCCAGGCCGACTCCTTCTCCGACTTCCTCCGCCAGGACCGGGAGACCACCGGCGAGTACCTGGACAACCTGCGCAGGCAGGAGCAGGCCGCCGACCAGACGGCTGAGGCGACCGCAGGTCTTTACGCCGACTCGGCCGAGACCTGCCTGGCCCTGGACGAGGCCAAGACGGGCCGGCTCATCGCCAACCAGGAGCGCTACGTTGACGAGTGCGGCGAGTATTTCCGGGTCTTCGAGCAAGCCTGGGGCAACACCCTGAGCGCCATCGCCCAGCGCTTGGCCGACTGGATGACCGGGGCCAAGGACGCCTGGAAGAACTTCGGCCAGGCCGTGGGCGACATCTTTGCCCTGGCCTTCTCCCAGGTGGTCGTCAACTACCTCGGCGAATTCTTTGCCACCACCTTCAACACCCTGTTCAAGGACGCCTTCAAGGGCGTTCTGGAAGGCCTGAGCGCCAAGAGCCTGGGCCAGACCTTGGGCGGCTGGATCAGGAGCGCCCTGGGCGGGGTCTTCAAGGACACGGCCATCGGCCGGCTCTTCAGCAATATAGGAAGCTCCATCGCCAGCTTTTTTGGCTCCGGATCTTCTCTTGCGGCGGCGGTTGACGACATGTTCGGGGCCGCCATATCGGGGGTGACTGGGGCAACATCCGCTGCTGCTTCTGCCTTCAGCTCCTTTGCCGCCTTCTGGAGCTCCTGGATGGGCCCGGCCGCCCTGTACGGCGTGCCTCTGGCCATATCCCAGTTCGGTCCCATGATCGGTCAGTTCTTGGGGATCGGCTCGGGCAACACCTCCTGGACCTCCAGGATGCGCCAGCGCTACGGCTCCCAGCAGGAGATGCTGGAAGCGGCCCGGGGGCCTTACTGGGGCGATTTCGTCAGCCGGCTCCACCTGCTTCAAGGGGCCGACGAGACCAATTGGGAGGACTACTTCCGCCGGGCCATGACCGGCTACCAGCACTACACCTGGCTGGCCGGGGCCGGCGGGATGACCCGGGAGCAGATGAACGCCTACGCCCGGGCCAACCTGAGCCCGGAACGGTACGAGATGTACACCCGGATTCCCGAGCAGTACGACGTCTTCAACCAGATCGACGCCCTGGAGCGGAGCTTTAACGAGTGGTATGGCTCCAACATGGAGAGGGGCGACTGGCCCTTGGCTCAGTGGCTCCAGGGCCAGTCCGGGACCATCGAGGCCCTGCTCCGGGAGGCCTCAGACCTCAAGCTCAGGGAGCAGTTCGAGCCCATCCTGGACCAGTTCAGGAACGGGACCATCACCTTTGAGGAGATGGTCAACCTGTTCCGCGACGCGGTCAGGGAGTTCGAGGGCGAGGTGAACACGGCCGCGAACGGCGGGGCTTCCGGGACCAACGCGGCCATATCCATCGGCCAGGCCCGGGAGAGCCTTCAGGACATCCTGGACGATCTGGGCGACACCTCATACTGGCAGGAAGCCCTGGGGGACATGTACGACGCGATAGTCAACGACGAAAACCTCAACCAGCTCTTCACCAGCCTGAGGAACATGTTCGCCAATGTCCTGAGCAACATGCTCTCGGGCGACGACGAATCCCTGGCGAACAGCATCAAAGACATCCAGGACTACGTGTCCAACCTGACCACGTCTGCGGGCATTCTCAGGGCCGAGGCGACCCAGCTGGAGAACGGAACCGACCGGCTGACCGCCACCCTTAACACCCTTAAGAACTCCTGGAACGCCCTGGTATTCGGGGGCCTGTCCGAAGACGAACGGGCGAACGTGTTGGGGGCTGCCGCAAGTCGGCGTGGGACCGTGGCCGGGCTCAGGGCTCAGATGGGCGAATACGAGGCTTTACAGGCTTGGTGGACTGGAGAGGATGCATCTCAAGCTGGCGCTGCTTTGGCGGCCTTGAGTAATGAAGCGACCAGATCATTACTTCAGAATGATGATGATCTGCGGCGGGCTATAGAGGCCACCGGTTTCACCTTCACTGATTTCACGGACTCGACCTTGGCCAGGCTGGATACCTATCTACAGCAACTCTCCGGAGATGACCTGACCGCCTTGGACGCGGCCATGGCCGGTAGTCGGGATGTCATGGCGGCCACAATCGAACGTGCAGAGGAGTTGGCGGAGGCGCTCAACTTAGAGAATCCGATCAACGAGCTCATTGAGGCCTTTGATAGGCTGATAGTGGCTATGCTGCGGATAACCTTTCAGGCCTCCGGGGCTGAAGGGGACTTCTGGAATTACGTATCAACAATTATGGGTTCGGATTGGGCTAATAGGGTCAGAGCCGCTTCCTCAAGAGGTGCGGATAGCACGGATAAGCCCACCACTCCAAAGCCCGGACAGCCTGACAGGAGCGGCCAGAACAAGTCTTACCAGCACGGCACCACCTACGTTCCCCGGACCGGGCGCTACACCCTCCACCAGGGCGAGGCGGTCATCCCGGCCTACCTGAACAAGCTCATCTCCCTGGGCCAGGCCTCGCCGCCCGCCCAGTCGAGCGTGACCAGCAACTACGAGGTCCACGTTCACGTCGACGGCGTGTCCATTGACGACCCGCGGGTCATGGACCGGGTGGGCAGCAAGGTCGTGAGCTGGATCAAGTATTACGAGCGCGGAGCGAGGGCCTGACATGGCATACTGGTTCGGACAATCCAATCTCCTCGACGGCCTGGACGCCACGACCCTGGCCGCCTCATCGGTCAAGGGCGGCAGCGTCGGCTTCCCGATCAAGACCGGCACCGGCTCGGCCGTGGCCTACACGGCCGGGTCCTATGAAGGACTGTTCACCGTCACCTACTGCGTCCAGATCGACGACGTGAGCGGCGGGGCCAGCGTCGGTGAGGCGACCTTCAGGTGGAAGCGGAGCGACTCGACCGCCACCTGGGAGGCCGAGGGCGTCGCCACGTCCGACACTTACATCGAGCTGGACCGGGGCGTGGAGATCAAGTGGGTCGCCGGGGAGGGAGATGACTTTATTGTCGGCGATAACTGGGTGATCATCGCCGCGGCCAGCTTCGGCCTGGCCAACCTGTCCGATCTGAACCGGGACTCGGCCTGGCGGTCGGACGGCCTGGACTCGCCCGATTACATCACCGCCGACCTGGGCGGCGCCTACGAGGCCCTCCTGGTTCAGGCCCTGCTGGAAAGCAGCCTGACCCTGAAGACCGGCCAGGGCGCCCTGACCCTTGTCCGGGCCTCCCAGGCCAGCTACGTAGATCCGGACACAGGCCTAATTGACCTAGCCTCGGCGAACGAGCCGCGCTTCGAGGAGATCAACGGGCGCAAGGCCCTCCTTCTTGAGCCGGCGGCGACCAACACTTTCCTGTGCTCGGACATCGACTCCACCTGTCAGTGGTATGACGCGGGCGGCGGGAATTGGATCCTGCTGGATGCAGCGGTCAACACCTATTGGTTCGCCTCCATCTCCGGTGGGGCCGCCGCTACCCCCAGCCTCACCTCCTCGATCATTCGAGCGGCCACCGGAGCCCGGGCTGTTCGCATATCGGTGACGGCGCAGGGTGGCGCTTCCACGGACATTGTGTACGGGAACGACACGGGACTCAACCCTCAATCCGTCGTGAACGGGAACACGTACACGGTCTCATTCTACGCCAAGGCCGACACCGCCAAGACCATCCCCGTCGACATGTGGGAGGTCACCGGCTATACGAGCGTCGGGTTGAACACCTCGATCAATGTAACGACGGAATTGCAGCGGTTTGACCTGACCTTCACGGCCAATCAGACCGCTTCGAACTGCGCCCTTCTGTTCTTCCTGGGGCTCAACGGAACATTTGCCCTGGATCTGGAATGCCCGCAAAATGAAAGCGGCGCTCTTGCTACCTCCTGGATCCCCACGACCACGGCGGCGGCCACCCGGGCCACCGAGGAGGGCCAGCCCTGCATTGCGGCCAGCGGGAACTTCAGCGACGACGCCGGAGTGCTCTACCTCGACTGGACCCCCAGATTCGACGCGGCGGACGCGCCCAACGACAAGACCATCGGTATCGCCACGGTCAGCGGCTCGGCGGCCGGGGTCCTCTACTGGCGCAAGGACGCCGGCGGAAGCTGCTATCTCTGCATGGACGACGGGACGAACACCCATTCAACCTCCCTGAGCCCGGTCAAGGACACGACCTACATCGTCTACGCCCGCTGGTGGGGCAGCGCCAGTGAGAAGCCCGGCGACGGAACCGGCGACGCCGACATGCACGTCGGGTTCTACAACGGAGCGGCCTGGTCGCACGGCTCCGAGACGCCATACGACGGCGCTTTCGGGGTAGCGGCCGACATCGAGCTGTTCAAGAGCGGGGCGACCTGCTTCGCCTGCTACGTTGGGAACTTGAGGATTTACGACGAGACCCTGACCAGGGCCCAGATCGAGGCGGGCCCCGAGAACCTGGATTCTGCCGCCTCCCCCACGGCCATTGTCATCCTCGACCACAACTTCGGCAGCGGGGCCGCGATCAACCTCAAGTACGGCAATGAAGACTCGGAGGCGGCCTGGGCGGCCGCCTCCTCTCATTCACTCGCCTGGGCCTCCGGGACCATGGCCAAGCTGGACCTGACCGGCTCGGCCAGGTATTGGCGCCTGGAGGTTACTGACCCCGACAACCCTGATGGCTACCTGGAGATCTCGGAACTGTTTGTCGGGACGGGCTTGATCCCCACGGCGATCATCACCGGCGACGAGAATGTCACGCGCGGGTACGACCTCTCTTCGGTTGACCACGATCCGAAAAACGACTTCAGCTTCACCTTCCTGGCCGATTCCCTGGCGGTCGAGGAGGAAATCTCAACCTTCTTGATGGGGCTTCTCGACCCGGCCTCCAGAAGGATAAGGCCGTTTTTCTTCTGTTACGGCAATGAATCGCCGTCGGCCAACACATTCCTCCTGAAGATTTCAACGGACAAGATTTCCAGGGTCCAGGCGGGGCGGGACCACTATTACATTCCCATCCAGGCGACGGAGGCGGAGAGGTCCGGTGTTTAGAATCACAGCAGCCTGGTGGGCCGCCGCGCAAACGAATCGGCAGCCTCTGGTGGTTCTGGCAATCCTTACCCCCGGAGGCAGAAGGCTCTACTCCAAGATGGCTCCCCCCTTGTCCCTGGCCGGCTTTCAGGAGCCGAGGCTGGCCGACGGCTCCTGGTCTGCCGACGGGACAGACTTTGCCGGCCGCTACGCCAGCCCGATCCTCTCGCGGCGGGGGGACGTGGAGGCCATGGGCAGCTTGAGCGAATCACTTCAGGCCAGCGCCGGGGAACTGATCGGCCTCCTCTCGGCCGGCCGGACCGGCGACGTGTCGATCAAGCTCAAGAACACGGCGGATGAGGAGGGGCTCTTGCACTTCAGCCGTCTGGTGGCCTTGAACGGCGAGGGCCTGGTCGGCTCCCAGGCCGAGATCACGGTCAACTTCCCGGAGCTGACCTCTGACGACGCCCTCAAGCGATTTTACGGACGAATCAAGCAGGCTTCGGTAGGCCCGGAGAGTGTCACTCTCAGGCTGAGGGCGGACTGATGATTACCGATCTGAGTCAAACCGTCTATCTGAACAGGGCCTCCCGGTACGCGAACCCGGGCCGAGACAGCGACCGTCTGCCCTGGGTCTACGGCGACCTGACCCAGGGGGGTGAGGGCGGAGTCTGGGAGTGCCCCTGCATAGACACTGAGAACCATGTCTACTGTGTGGCCGGGCACGAGATTCTGAGCCTGGCCAACGGCAACTCCGTCGCGGTCTACGGCCAGGACGGAGAGGAGGTCGACGGCGGCGACTACACCTTTGACGAGGCCAATGATTACCAGAGCCAGGGAACCATCGCCACCCTGACCTTCGCCGCCGACGCGTCTGATCTGGAGCCCATCAGCATCAGGTGCAAGGGCAAGAACGAGGGAGCCTCCCTGATCGACAACCCCATGGACATCGTCGAGGACATCCTGAACGAATCGGGCCTCAATTCCCTGGAATGGGACGAGACCTCCAAGACCCGAACCAGGAACTACCTGGCCGGACTGCCCATGACAGCGGCCGGAGTGATTGCCAGTGACTTCCGGCCGGACAGCCTGGTAAGCGAAATCTTCAGCAGCCTGGTCTCGTGGTGGCGGGGCGGCGAAGGGACCCTGATCTTTCAGCCGCACATAGCTCCGAGTTCTCTGCAAAACTCCGACGTGGTGGCGCACTTCAAGACTTCTGATCTTGATCCCTCCAACACTTCATTAGATTTCGACGACGACGCCGTCTGCACCCGGGCCGTGGTCGATTACGCTTACAACTGGGCCAAGGGCGACTTCGAGGGGTTCGAGGACGGCGCGGCCGAGGCCGCCACGGACTATGAAACCCGCTACCGGAGCATCCGGTCGGTGGGTTTCGAGTTCCCCTGGATCAGGACTGAGGCCGAAGTCCAGCTCATTCAGGCCCTGATCGTGGCCTTTTACAAGAGCGCTCCGGCGGTTCTGAAGGCCAGGTTGAGGGGGCCCAGGGCGGCCTCGCTGGAACGGGGGGATATCATTGGAGTCTCTCTCCAGTGGTTCTATGACCAGAACCTGGACCCGCTGAGAAACCAGATGTTTCGCCTGATCTCGGTGGCCCCGGACTTTGACGGCAACGAGGTTCTGATAGAGGCCCTCAATACCGGTGTCTTCATCACCGGCGACAGCGGAAACCGCGACACCACCGAATACATTTAGGAGGCCAGTGTGGCAATAACCAGCAAGACAATCAAGGCGTCCGAAAGAGTCACCGGGGCCAACAGCGACACCTATGAGGACACCCTCAATCGCCTGCCCCTCTGCCTCCTGAATGAGTACGGCGGAATCAACAGCGGGACGTCCTTTCCGACCACGATGCACAACGGCACGGACCTGGCCGACCGGACGCTGTTCTACCGGACAGACCTGGAGCAGATGTTCGCCTACGATCTGGCCAACGACTTCTGGATTCAGGTCGGGACTTGGGTGGCTTTCGGGACCTACACCGGAGACGGGAACGCGACGAAGGCCATCACCGGCCTGGGCTTCCAGCCTAAGCTTGTAATTCTCTGGGCTAAGGTCCAGACGATAGGGGCCACCTGTATTTTCTTCAAGACAAACCAGGACGGGCTCAATGCCCTGACTCTGGTCACCGTCTCAGGCGACTTCACGGCGTACTTCGAGTATTACCTCGACGCCGTCATCTCTCTCGACTCCGACGGGTTCACCGTAGGCGACTGCACGGGCCATGGCGCCAACTACACGAACTACAATGGCCGGTCGTATACCTACATAGCTTTGAGGGGGTAG